ATACTTTTCATTTTGGCTGTATTCTTGTTTTAGAATAGATAACTCTGTGCTTTGAGATACTGTCTCATTATAGGTAGAAACAATTCCTTCGATAGTGTCAAGGATTTTGTCTTCAGCTAAAATATATTTAAGAACGAGCGAAACAACTAGATTTTCTAGCTCGTCTTTTTTTACAGATGTTTTCTCACAGTGATTGTGTCTTTTCTTTCCAAAACATTTATAGTAGTGATGTATTGTTCCGTTCTTGCTTGTTCCAGACTCTCCAGTCATTAAAGACTTGCAATATCCACAGTGAAGTTTTCCACTAAGTCTATAATTTTCATAAGCTTTCATTCTGGCCGGAGAGCGTTTATTACTTTCTATTCGTTTTGAAACAATATCAAAAGTCAAGTCGTCAATTATTCTTGGATAATAATCTTCTCTTCGATATTCGCCATACTCTAATAAGCCGGTATATTTTTTATTTTTGAGAAGATTCATTATAGAGTTCATACAAAAATATCTACCTTGTTTATTTGTTATGCCTTCAGCTTTTAGAGCTTCAGCTATTTGTTTAGCTGTTTGGCCGTCAGCGTATGCCGTAAAAATTTTACGGACAACATAGGCTTGGTCTTCGTCTATCTCTATTATTTTATTATTAACTTTATAACCATATAAAATAGTTCCACCTAAAAATGTTCCTTTCTGGAAGGTTTCGTATTGGCCTCTTCTAACTTTCTGAGAAAGTTCTGCAGAGTAATATTCAGCATAACCTTCGAGCATAGATTCCAGAATAATTCCTTCTGGACTGTCTGTTATGCCTTCTGTTGCAGAGATAACTTTAACGCCGTTCTTCTTAAGGATTTTTTTATTAAAAGCGCTGTCGAATCTGTTTCTAGCAAAACGGTCTAACTTATAAACTATTACATAATCAAAATTACGATTAGCACTGTCAGCTATCATTTTTTGAAAGCCCGGACGATTTGTGTTTGTTCCGGTCATAGCTTTGTCTATATATGTATCTATAATAATATAATCATTATCTATACAATATTTATTAACGACTCTAAGCTGGCCTTCGATTGATTGCTCGGTTTGGCTATCAGAACTATATCTGGCATAAATTACGGCTCGTTTCATTTATCCTCCTTGTCTTTTTTGTTTCTTTTTTTAAGCTTAGGTGGATTGTCTTTTAAGCCTATAATAGCCCAGACGATACAGAAAGCCGGAATTATAAAAACAAAATAGACTTCTGCAGCTATTGCAACATATCCAAAAAATATAGCTACAGCAAAACAGATAGCTGCTGTCGTTATGTTTTCAAAATAATACATAGCAGCAAAGACTAATAAAAATAAGACGACAGCAATTATAAAAGCGATTGCAAACATTATTTATCCTCCTTCTTGCTTAGTAGTGATGTGGCGTAGGTTAAAACTTGTCCTTGCTGAGATTCGTTAAGATTTTCGCATATTGTAAGTATAGCTTCTGTGATAGGTGCTAACTTTTTTTCGTTGTGTATATGGTTGTTTTGATTGTTATTTCCTATTATACCATTATTTACACCAAAGTTACTATTATTATCTATACCTAATATATAAGCCGGCGTAGTATGAAGAGCTTTAGCAAGTAAAATAATTTTGTCTCTCTTCATATTTGCTATTAAGCCACTTTCCCACCTTTGAACAGTAGCTTTTGTTACACCAACAATTTGAGCCACTTCTTCCAGAGTGAGCTTATTTTCTTGTCTTTTCTGTTTCAAACGGTCTTTTATTTCCATAGCTAATCTCCTTTATTTAAGGGCATTATAACATATTTGTATCATTTACGCAACAATTTTATAAAAAATCTTAAAAAAGTTTCGTAAAATGCTTGACAAGGTTTTTTTTCTTTACTATAATGTGAGTGTAAAGTTTCGTAAAAGAAACAATTTACAACTAAATAAAAGGAGGTAAATGCGACAATGTTTGATAAAAATCTTCTAAAATCAGAGCTAGTTTATAAAGACATCTCGTTTGAAAAGTTGGCTAAAACACTGGGATTAAGCAAAGGAACAGTAAGTAAAAAGGTCAACGGACAGAGCGAGTGGACTTTATCAGAAATTCAAAAAATCGGCTCTATTGTTGGAGAAGACAAGCTAGTTGCAATTTTTTTTGCAACAAAAGTTTCGTAAAAGAAACAAAGACGGAGGAATTATGTTAGATTTAGTAGTAGAAACAAACAACGAATTGAATCTCAACCCTTCGGAGAAAAGAGTGTTTTGTCTTTCTCTAGGAAGCGCTATCGAAAAATTTTATCAAGACAAAACCAACCTTGCAGACTTCCAGAAGGAAGAAGAAAATCTAAAAAAGGAGGTAAAAAGTCTTGAAGCTAAAAGAGATTCTGGAAAAAAAGAACAAAAAAGCTAAGGAATTAGCTATAGAGATAGGCACTGACGAGCCAATGATAAGTAAGTTTGTCAATTATAAGTGTCTACCGATACCGACACAAATGAAAGGAATTTGTAAAAGCCTTGATTGTAAAGTGTCAGATGTTTACACAGACGAAGAAATTTATTATCAAAGCAAAGCAAAAAAGCAAGCCAGAGAGCCGAAAGAGTTAGATTTTTATAATCTCTGCGTCAGACTTCCAAACGAAGCTAGAAAGTATCTTACAACTGAAAATTTGGAACTGGTCGGATATAAAGATAAAACTCAATGGATTTTAGCTTGCTATAAAGAATTAGTTTTGAAAATAAAAAAAGCTCGTTCCCAAAAGCAAAACGAAAACGAGCCTACGAAAAAACTTATCGCACCAACAATTATAAACAAAAAAATTAAAAAAGTCAATAAGGAGAATTAAATTATGGAAATACATATCCAGACAAAAAACAACAAATGCTTCGAAATTAACGAAGAAACGGCCAGCGCTGAAGTTAAGTCTATCTTATCAAATCTTAAAGATTATAACAAAAGAGCTATGGTTGCAAAATTTGCCCTAAAAGGAATCTTAAATGACGCTTTCTATGATAACAATCTCATAGAGTTTACAGTTAAAGAACTTTCTACAAGTGTAAGTATGATTGAATATTACGAAAGAGAGCTAGAAAAGAAAATGGAAGAAGAGCAATTAGCAAAACAAGAAGAAACTACTGGAGGCGAAGACAATGGCAGATAAATTAAAAAGTATGAGCAAAGCTCACACAAGATACTATGATTCGACCGGAGCTGTAGTGCCGGGAGCAACAACTATCACTGGACTATTGAATAAACCAGCTCTAGTATTGTGGGCTAATAGATTAGGACTAGAAGGAATTGACTCTACTAAATATGTAGATAAAGCTGCAAAAATTGGAACTTTAATACACTACCTCGTAGAGTGCCATATCACTAAACAAACACCAGACTTAACAGACTTTACTAAAGCAGAACAAGATATTGCTCAAATAGGCTTTAATAAATACTTAGACTGGGAGAAAAAACATACTGTAGAGCCTATCTTCAATGAAAAAGGTTTTGCTTCAGATAGATACAGATATGGTGGAACTTGCGACTTTTATTGTAAATTAGACGGAAAATTTACTTTAATTGACTTCAAATCTTGTAAAGGTATTTACGACGAACAATTTTGTCAAGTTAGTGGCTATGGAAACTTATTAAAAGAAAACGGCTACAAGGTGCAACAGATTCTTATTTTAAGAATAGGCAGAGACGAAACAGAAGGATTCGAAGAGAAATATATCACACCTAAACAAGAAAAACTTTACTTTGATGTGTTCAAACACTTAGTAAAAATCTATTACATCAAAAAAGAACTTAACTGGAGGTAATCAAAATGTCAGAAGAAAAAATTATTGAAAATGAAGTTGTGGAAACCGAAAACAAAGCTGTGGAAGAAACTACAGAAATTAAAGAAGAAGTTGTAACAATGACCGAAGAAGAAAAAAACAACGAAAATTTATCAATCTATAACAAGGTTAGAGTTGTTCCAGATTCGGCAAAAAGAGAGATTCAAGGTGGAAAACTTAAAGGCTTCACAGATATAAATCCTATGTGGAGAATTAAAACTCTTACAGAAGTGTTTGGCGTTTGTGGTTTTGGCTGGAAAGTAAACATTATTGAAAAATGGCTCGAAGCTGGAGCTAAAAACGAAATTATTGTAAATGTTAGAGTCAATCTATTTGTTAAAATCGGCGATAACTGGAGCGAAGCTATCGAAGGAATTGGTGGAGCTTGCTTAGTAGCTACTGAAAAAGGCGCTCTTACAACTAATGACGAAGCTTTCAAAATGGCTTATACAGACGCTATAAGCGTAGCTTGCAAGTCTCTTGGAATTGGTGCAGATGTCTATTATGCGAAAGACAGTAGCAAGTATAACACCACCCCTGCTAACGATAATAAAGGTCAAAATACGCCGCCACCTCAAGAGAAAAAACCAGTAGCTCAATCAAAATACAATCAAGCTAAAGCAAAAGCAGAAGAAAAAGGTTTTACAATGACTCAAGTAACAGCTTGGATTAAGAAGAAATACGGAAAAGCTATTGCTGTAAATTCTTTAACAGACGAACAATTTGACGAACTTACTGCAGCTTTGGAGAACGGCTCTAATGAGTAAGTTTATAGCAAATAAAGCTTCTAAATACATAAACGAAGACGGAGATTGTGTTGTTAGCTTTGTAGTTAAAGATATTGAAAAGCTAAGCGTGAATCTTGCTTTTGAAGAGCAACACGCAGTAAAAAACAGAATTGATACAGAGCTAGATGTGGACTTTAAGCCACACCGTTCTAATAGAAGTCTGGAACAAAACAAAGCTTTATGGTTTTTACTTACAAAGCTTTCAGAAGCTATAAACGGAGCTAAAGACAGAACTTCTACAGAAGAAGTCTACTGTATGATGTTAGAAGAAGCAAATATCAAATACGACTATATTCTGGCCTTGCCAGAAGCTGAATCTTTATTAAGAAAAAGCTTTAGAGCTATCAGAAAAATAGACGAGCGAGAAGTCAATGGAAAAACGCTTAATATGTATCAATACTTTATCGGCTCTTCTAAATATGATGTGGACGAAATGACTCAGCTTATCAAAAACACTCTTTTGAAGCTGGACGAGCTAGATGTTCACGATAGCGAAGTAGAAGCTTTTAGGAGAAGTAATGAAAAGTAGAAGAAGTAAAGCTTGTGATATTCCACAGAAAGTCAAAGATATTGTCTGGGAAAGAGACAACGGAAGATGTGTTGTTTGTGGCAACAGATATAATGTTATGCCTAACGCTCACTTTATCTCAAGAGCTAACGGTGGACTTGGAATAGAACAAAATATCGTTACATTATGCACTAACCTAACAGAAAATAAATGCCATTATAAATTCGACAATGGCTCAGCTGCAGAAAAGGAAAAGATTGGAAATCAAATTGAAAATTATTTGAAATCTAAATATCCAGACTGGAGCAAAGAAAATTTAATTTATAAGAAATAAGGAGAATTATTATGAAAATCTTTAGAAGTAAAATCGACAAATTGGCAGATTCAAAACGCCGTTTAATTATAAGAAAACAAAGGATTCAAGATAAAATGCACGAGAAAAACTCTGCTATTGAAACCAAACTTAAAAAATTAGAAAACAAAAGTCAATTCTTAAAAGAAGTTGCTGATAAACAAAGAGTCGAAATTGACAGAAGAGTTCAGAGAATCAACAGAGCGATAGAAAGCGAGCAAATTTATGTTCAAAGTGTAGCTCTTGCTGAAATCACTACACCAAAAGGAAAGTAAGACTATGAATAAAGCAATTTTAATAGGAAATTTAACTAAAGATGTGGAATTAACCACAACCAGCTCTGGAATATCTGTTGCAAGATTCTCTATCGCAGTTCAGCGAAGATTTGCAAATGCTGACGGAGAAAGAGAAGCAGATTTTATAAATATTGTTGTCTGGAGAGGTCAAGCTGACAACTGCCATAAATTCCTTAAAAAAGGAAGTAAAGTTGGAATTGTTGGCTCAATCCAAACAAGAAGCTACGACGGTCAAGACGGCACTAAAAGATATGCTACAGAAGTTGTTGCTGAAGAAGTTCAATTTTTAAGCACAAAGAAAAACGAAGAAGGTGGCGCAGCACCAGAACTTACACCGGTAGACGACGACAACCTTCCATTTT